AGCACTTGTACTGGTAGATATAAATTTATTATCACTTACATTAAATTCAGTATCTTCAACTATAGTTTCATATTCTATATCGTAAAAAGAATTTAAAGGACTATAATTATTTAGATTTTGGGCAGGAATCCGGGGGAATGCTAATTTTTGCTGTTTGTTGCATTTTTCCCCTCTAAATTTAAATGTATTTAATATTTTGGCCGCAATGATTAAAGCGTACTTCTTTTCATTGGCTGAAAGCACACCCCAAGTATCGGAACCACTTAACCGAGAATACGACGCAAAATAAGTATCTGCCTGGGCTACAGTTCCATAACTATTAGATTTATGATATGCGGGAGTAACAATTAAATCCATTTAAATAGTCCTATGAGGGGGATAAAAATCCCCCCTGCATTGCATATATTAGCCTTCGGAAACATCCGCCCAAAATACGAGAATTTCTTCTGAATCAGTAGCCTGATCAAAATCAGCAAAAGAAGATACTGTATTATCCGCTGTTACTTTAAAATATTCTGCCCCAGCTACGGAAGGATCTGTCAAATTCAAAGCATACAATACCTTCGCACCCTTTTCCGTTACCCCTGTAACAGTCATGGATATCGGAGTATTGTACATAGTGATTCCCGCAGTAGGAACATCGTCTTCCAAAACATCATCAAGAGGGGTATCAAAAGTAACCCATTCCCCGGAACTTTCTACTTCTACAATTTTAAAAATACCGTTCATAGAAGAGTCATCCCATCCAGTCATACGCACTACACTGCCTGCGGATAGGGATGAAAAAGCATCTGCTGAACTGGAAGTATCGTAAAGCTTGCCTTTGATCATTTTAAGATCACTGACAGCATCCAAGGTTTTCGAATCACTGTAATCACCTGTTCCGGCAACTACGGCAAGTCTAAGCTGGTCCATATAATTCTTCATTCTTTAATTCTCCTTATAAAATGCCCCTATGTTTCAAGGGGCTTTATTTTTTAGACAGAAATGCTGTCAACTTTTACAATGCTATTTTGCTCTTCAGCTTGAATTGCAATTCTCATAGTAAGTACGACGATGAGATTACGAGCACGAATATCTTTATCCGTTTCAATCATAATATCACGCTGAATACCAAAAATAAGATTCTGGGGATAAGTAAAAAGAACTTCATCGTTAGGCATAAGAGCGGCAGGCGCAATGGGAACTCCAAACGCATACACAGTAGGACGATTTAGATAAAAATCATCACCAGTACCAGTTTCACGTCCGGCAAGTGCATCCCTATATTCAATTACATTATGCCAAGACATCATAAAATTCATGGATGCAAGATTGCGCAGATATTGAGTGGGCATTTCCTGGAGTGCCGGTTTGAACACATCTTTATTAATAGCAGTAAAGGAAGAACCATCTACTGTATGTCCAGCAAGAGCCAAGGCACCATCAAACAATGCAAGATAAGAATCCGCAGAAGAAGTATCACCATTAATCAGAAGTTCTTCCAGATCGAGACTAACCCGACCAGTCAACATCTGCATAATGGTATTTTCCAAATTGCCTCTTTCGATAGAATCTTCGAGGGCATCATATGGAATATGCACTTCAGCAATAACTTCTTCGGTATCGAGTTGCACCTGACCAAAAGCAGGACGAACTCTTTCATCAGATGCTAAGGCAGTTCCAGAAGAAGGAGCTGCGCGAAGAATACGAGAACCAAATCCGATGGAATCAATATTCATTTTAGGGCTATTCATCTGAACAGTCCTAACTCTGCTAATAAGAGTAGGTTCATCAATAAGGGTGCGATAGAACGTATCACTCTGCTCTTCATTGAGATACCCACCATCAGATATCATCTGGCTTACAGCAAGATCCGCTTTTTCAATAATTTTTCGAGAATCAGTCATTCTATTAAATCTCCTATGTTAAACAAATGTTTTAAATTGTCCGGGCTTAGATTCCCGTTTAATTGTATTTTTGGGCTTAGAAACTTCCTCATTGATCTCACTATTTCTTTTTTTGGTAGTATTTTTGAGATCTTTGAGTTCAGTCTTAACTGTAGCCATTTCTTTTTCTACATCTTCTTTTTTTGTGTAAAGTTCAAACTGCTCATTTAAAGAAGTATTAAGATTATCTTTGATTTCAGAAATTTCACCTTTAACTTCAGTAAGTTTTTCTTCAAATAAAGTTTCAAATTTAGTTTTCAAGGTTGCTTCGATTTCTTGGGTAAAGGTATCGAAATCAATTTCTTCTTCATTTTCTTTTGAAAAGTATTCTTTAATGATTTCACTTTTAATTTCAAAATCTTCTAAGACATCTTCTTTTTTCATAGTAGAAAGGGCAGCATCTACATAATTAGAAAAATTTGTTACAGCAGATGTAATCATTTCTTTGCGGTTTTCCGCATCCGGCTGCCGCATAGTTCCGAGAACAATATCCATCATTGCGAAAAGAGCATCCGCAACTTTTTCCATTGTTTCATATTCGAGTTCTTCTTTTTCTATCCCGTCTACTTTAGATTCCTCTTTTAGGTCGGCCACAATTGCATACACATCATCAGTGATTGCCGCCATTTTTTTAGTATCGGGGTCAATTTCATCTTCTTCAATTTGATTATAAACGTCATACCCTTCGAGGGCTGTTTCGTCCTTCTGGTCTACAGAAAACTTGTGTTCATTCGCAAGCTCCTGAAGTTTTTCTTCTGTAACACCCTTTTTTATAAGGACATTATAGATAGTTTGTTTCCGCATAACTTTATCTCCTCTAACTTCGCCTTTGATAATTTTGAATGGCTGACGATTTGCGGCATGTCCTACGAGCGACACATATTCCACATCCACATCCTTTAAGAACGTAACGTCTGCCTCTGTTATGATACTCTTTACTTTAGCCATATTTTAATCCTCAATTGTGATACCTGACTAAGATTCCGTAATATCCACTCCGTGACTATGAGATACGGCAACATCTGTAGCCGTGCCATATGTAATAGTATGGGAATGCCCGTTAACCGTGTCAGTTAAGCCTTTAACCAGGGTGCCCTCATTATCATACCACAGGATAAAATTATGTTTGTGGGGTGGAATTACATCTTTATTCAGGTTTTCATTGGTTTCCCCCATAATTTGTTTTGCAACTTCGAGCATAACTCGTTGCACAAATTTTTCGGAATACCCTCCAAAAGAAAATCCATTAAGTTCTCCGTTTTCCACTTTTTCAAAAATTTCATCTGTACATTTGGTAGCCATCACCCAAGAATAAGCTGGAAAATCGGGGTCATCTTTTTCAGTGAAATAAGATTCAACTACATAGCAACCAGATTGTTGCCAATCATGTTGAACATCAATATTCTTTTCTTTCCGTTGCGCTAAGAAATTCCAACAAATCTTTTGGACATCTTCTTTAGAAAGGGTTTCGCCATCAGTGTCAACATCCCCGGCAGTGTACACCACACCTTTAACAATTTTGTGGATTTTGTCCGTCTTAGTTATTTTTACAAAATGCCCTGAAGTTTCTTCTTCTTTCTTATCCGCATTTTCCCATAAAGTAGATGCTACAGAAATTCTTTGTGCATTTGTTTTGAATTCATTTTTAATAGAAGGACTGTCTATGGCTCTTGCCACAAATTCAGATTGTGTTTCATTCTCTTTTGGTTTGGGGAGCATAAGATGCTATCCTTATATATGCATAGATATCAATATATATTGATATCAAGATTTATTGATATGTTTGTGATATATAATCACCATTGGGGGAATTCTTGTCAAGCCTTAATTAAAAAAAATTGATGTTTTTTTGGAATTTGTTAAGAATTTTTGATGATTTGGATGGGATATGGGGAAATAGAAAAACCCGGTTAACTTAATAACCGGGTTTTATAGGAAAACTAAATGTACTTGAAGATCAATCTATTAAATTATGCCATTTTGCGGCAAGATCAAACCAAAATTCATGCCCTTCTTTTGATTGTTCAAAATCAAAAGCACATAAGATCCAATCTATTTCTGGAGTTGTATCCTTATATAATGTCCAGGACATGACACCTGAAGGACAATACGCCAAATTGTACATGAACTGCCTATAGGCGTTATTTTTTGTTAGGAATTTTATGAATTTCTTTTCCACAATAATCTCCTAAGTTTTCATTTGCCAATTTTCTTTTTAATAAATTCCACCTATCTGGGTAGATGTATCTTCCGTTTATTTCCTGGGAATCCGATAAAGGTTTAATGTCTTCTATCTCATCCATTGCTTTTAAAATATCTTCAAACATAATGTTCCCTATAATGTGCAGACATATTCATCATCAACATCTAAATTTTCTTTGCCAGATGTCATATTTAATTCTGTTATTGTTGTCTTACGGAAATCAAATTCGTATTTGAAAATGCCCGAATCTCCGTCCCTGCTTTTTAAAATCTTTAATACTCTGGTTTGTATGGGTTGCCTCGATTCCCTGTCCGAAGGAGTTTCAAATTCGAGACTAAGATAATTAGAAGCTGTATGTTCTACGGCCTGACTTCCTTTTGCACCTTCTAATTTTCCGGGTTTATTTCTGTTATACTGAGTTACCCCTAATATTGGGATCAAAGAATGCAAAGCAAAATTCTTTAATGTATAGATAACAGATTCATCTTCCTGCCACCCAGCACTTGTTCGAATATGTTTATTGCTGAGCATATAAAACCCATCTATAACAAGCAAATCAGGTTTGTACTCCGAGGCTACTGATACTATATTATTTACATCAGTATACATACCACTTGGTAAAATTTTAAACCAGTTTTTTTGTTCTTCCCCCTCTATAGAAATAGGTTCATTAATTATTTTTCGGGCTTTTTGTACCGCATACATTGATAATTTGCCTTTTCTTATATCTTCGTCCGCCAGCCCCATTTGAATTGCTAATACCCTTCTTGCAATTTGTTCTGCTGGCATTTCAGGGCTTATCACCATCACATTTTTACCGGCATTATACGCCGATTTTGCACAACTAATGCTGAAATATGATTTACAAGATCCTGTTTGTCCAATTAATACATTAAAATCCCCCCCTTGTTGGCCATATGTCAAATTATCTAATAAAGGATGCCCAAAAGGAATACCCGAAATTCCAGGAGTTCGTTGAACTTTATCATGCCGATCCAAAACATCTTCTTGAATTTTGGCAATATCTTCTACAGAAAATTCTTGATTAATGCGTAATAAAGCATCATTTACCTTTTTGAATTCTGATACGGCATCTGGTATATTATTTTTTCTAAGGTATTCCGTTATTTGGCCATTAAGTGAAGAGATAAGCCAAAATTTCTTCCTTTCCTTTATTTCTGTAGCCCAATATTCTACAGGTTCTTCCGGCAATGCTGTAAAAGAAATTCCAGGAACTTCGGCTTCAATAGTTTTTAACTTTGGATATTGGTTATGTTTATATTTAAATTGTTTTACAAAGTTATAAGCATCCTTTTCGTTTCCATCTAAAAAAGTTTCGTCTATACCATGTTCCACTATTTCAGAAAACGGCAAATTTTGCGCTATAACTGATTTTAGTATCCCAATTCCAATGCTACTCATCAAATATCTCCGATGCTCTGGACATAATGTCATTTACGTTTTTACATTCTTCCAAGGCCCCTGAAATTTCTTTATCAAGTTCTTCTATTGTTTTTCCATTACTACGTGCCAAAATTTCAAGTATTTTGTAATATTCTTTCTTGATTTCATCTAATTCCATCAGACCTCTCTAATTCAAGTTGTTTTTTGTGGGCCATATTATATAAATCTTCGAAATAAACAAGTAGTCGAAATTCAAAATCATTAATTTGCCAAAAGGTAGGTGACTTTTTATAAAAATTATAAGATAAGTTTTTTACTACCGCTCTACAATATTTCTTTGCTATTTTAATCTGGCTTGGATTATTACAGGATGCTATAACTTTTTTACATCTTATATATAAAGGATGTGTTACTATTTTTTCCATTAAAAACTTCCTTCTACTCTAAATAAAAATGCCAGTCCCAATAATGCCCAAGGACTTTTAGTAAAATAGGCTACTAATCCAACACAAACACAAATTGAAACATTAATTATGGCCGCTGAAAGATATGCGTTCATCATTCCATTCTATCACAGTCCTGTTGTATTATAGTTTGACCTAATTCTATTAATTTCCAGAATATACCCTTACTAACATGTAATGGCCGGTCCCCAACAAATATGGCATTTTCTTCGTCCCAATAGGATATAGTGTAGCACGATGAATCAGACTGCCACCTTACTATTTCAAGAGATACTGATTCTTTATTTTCTGTTGCGATTGGGTTAAAATTTCTAAGTTCCAAATCTTCTATTCGTATATTAACTTTCATGATTGAACTCCCAAAATTTTAAGGTCTTTGTCAATTCTAACTACAGGAATTTTATTAGAAAGAGCGAATTCTGCTTCTTTTTTAATACCTTCTGATCTTTCCCAGCCATCCTGGCAAAATACAAATACCATATCACATCTACTAATTAGATTAGAATCCATGTCGGTCCATTCATCAAAAGTACCTTCAAAATCCCCTTGAATAGCTATTGGATGGTTCTGTGATATAGAACTAATAACCGCAAATCCGGCCTTAATTAATTTTCCAGCCACATCATTTACTGCTTCAAACCTTTTTTGCCGAATTTCTTTGTCTTGTTCTGAATAATCTGGGCGGGTCATGGTAAATTCTTTCGATTTAATCGCAAGACTGTAAGGAGTTGCTAAATAAATAACTAATTTTTTTTTCATTTTATAATTTCCTTTTATTTAAGTTTCAAGATCTTACATCCTGAAGTTTTGTCTAAGAAAGATCCCGCGCAATTATCTCCGTAAATAGATGATAATGACTGCAATAGCCCAAGAAGTTCCTGTTGCGTAAGATTCGGGGCAGATTTTCTCGAATATAATTCAATTATTGTTGGCATATTTCTTACTTGCCTTTTAATCAAAATTGCACCGATCCTATCCCTAATTCCTCTAAGAGAATAAGTATCTGTATTTACATATGGAACCATCAACAAGGGAGCGTATTCCATTTTTTGTAGAAGGGTGTAATCTTCTTTAATGTGCCCCAAATCCACAATTTCAAAAGTTTTATTGTAATTTGTCATCCATGTAACACCAACGTAATAAAAAAAAGAATTTACAAAGGCCGTGCGGTTGGAAATAAGTAGAATAAAATTCCTTGTTCCGTTCATGTACTTAAAGATCGCTTCAAGTTTATTCCTTATTTCTGCTCCAGGGTCTTTTGTATATGATATTGGTATATCTTTATCAAGGATAACGGGTAATATCCATTTATTTTCTTCTTCATCTTGCCAAAAATACTTCATGTATTACCTATTTTTGTTATGAATTTCTGCCAATTTCCAAGAACCTTCACTGTCTATTTTTATTACTTTGTAATATTTTTTATTATACAAAATTCTTTGTGGTTCCCCAGCATTAAACATCCATTTATAATTAGTCAAAAATGCGCCCATACATAAACCGAAAATACCTCCTAATATAAAAAACATTATATTAATAATCATTTTTAATACTTTTGATATACCTTTCATGAAGTTTGTGGTTTAGGAATTCATCTGCATTAACCCAGTTCCAGAAATAATGGAAGCCTTCTACGTCTTCCAGTATATCTATTGCGGTATCTTTTGAAATATTATGCCGATTCGCAAATTGCAATAATTTTTGTTCCCCATATTCCATCTGTTCTTTAGTCACATATCCCCCCAAGCGTCTAAAAGATCAATTTCTTCGTCCAATTCTTCTTGATTTAATTCATTAAAAATTTGAGTCTTACAATGAATAATATCAACCAGATTCGGCCTTGTATCCAATTTGTATTTCTTTCTTTTGTCTGTGTACATGTCAATATTTTGCAACATATACCAGTTTTCTACGCACTTGTCAATAAAAAGATAGATATCTTTATCATTAAACCCATTATTTTTCAAGAATTTAATAAACCCATTAATTTTACGCCTATTTTCTTTGGTCATTGGTGGCATAGGGCCGAAATTATTTACAGTTAATTGTTCTTGTAGGTATTGAATAAGCCCTGTTACTGAAATTGGCCTATTTAATTGTTTGGACCTGTATTTAGCCCTGGATTCTTCTGTGGTTTGTTTAGCTTTTTTTAAAGCATCTTGTAAATTCATTATTTTCCTTCGTATTGCCATAGAACCGCATTACACAAAGAATGTACTGCCCCAATAGTCATTCCAGTATTGTGATCGTGGTGCAAATGAATTGGATACATGAAAAAATTTTTTGGGAATAATGTTTTGATTATATATAATTTTTTCATTTCTTCTGGAGGATCTTTAAACAAATTACGACCACAATACCAACATTTTTCTTTTTATACTTTAATATATTGTTCTTTAACTTCTTTCTTTTCTTTAAAATCTATTTCGTCATAATTAACAGGTAATTTTAAATTCATTTTTTATCCTATACCATAATGAAGGTTTAAATAATTTTCCAGTTGGGCCGCATTTTCCGTCTTCCCATCGCATACGAAAACAAGCTTGGTGTATTGGTTCCCCTGTAACTAAATTCGTAGCGTATGTAGAATAAGGATGTGTGCATAAATCAACTACTTTGACATCCTTTATGTATTTACAATTTTTACAAAATTTCATTGTTTCTTTCATTCTATTTCCTCCATTCCAGAATCATATACTATTTCTCTTATCCTGTTAATACAGTCTTTGGCTTGTTTAGAATATCTATCGTAATCTCGCAGTTCATTTTGTATTTCAGATAAAGCATAATAAAAATCAGATCCCTTTACAGCTAATTTAAATTCGTTAATTTCTTCTTCATTGAATTCTAAAGTAGCCTTCACTATCTCCTCCTTTGCCATTTTCGCGACCTATTTAATGATCTTGGTCTTGTTCCGAAACTTGGTCTATCTGATTTCTTTTTATCATCTCCACTTTCTTTCCGCATTGCATATAACTGTTTTGGTTTATCTGTTTTTTTATATGTGGCTTTTCTTTTTGATAAAACATATACCGTACCAGCCACTGCATCCGAAACATCTTTTGCGCAGGTCCGATGATGATCCACCTTGCCCTTTTCAATATCAAGAATAAGCCCTTTCAATTCTTTTTTGTGTGCTTCGTGTTCCGGTATCCAGAGCCGGTTTTCAGTTAAGCAATTTTTCTTTTCAATATAAGCATCTGTTGTTTTATCTACAGATAAATACTGTGACGTGACCCCATTCTTCCTTAAATTCTGAATTAATGTAATACTGTATGCCCTATCTGCCGAAAACGAGGTAAAATTTGTCAAATATTCTTTAATCGTAAGATATAGTTTTTCGACCTTTGCAATATCAATTTGACCGTTATTCGGGGGATTTATCTTTAAAAGCCCGAAAATTGCATAAACTGGAGCAGAAGCTTCCACAATTTCAACTTTTTCTTTAGTGTCTACATCTAATGTTTCTTTCTTTTTAGTCGTAACTGCGCCAACAGTTGCCCCAAATGCAATGCCGGAAGAATCTTGGGACAAAGATAGATCGCAATGACTATGGAAGGTAAAAAATGGGTTAATAGTTTTAATGAATTCTATGTTTAATAATGATCTAATGTCCATCACATCATTCAAACATATTTCCTGAACAGTAAATATTTGTTGACTTTGATAATAGTTATTGTAATTTTCGATATTTTGTAAAAGAACATGTGACGGGATAAATTTAGATTCTCTCGAAATAGCCCTTCCGGCAACATTTCTGATAGCACCATGTAAATCTGCATCAAATTGTTCTTTAAATTCAATTGGAATTTCTATAATTTCGTCTGTTATTATTTTTGGTTTATTTTCAAATATTGCCCCCCCATTGAGTTCCGTAGGCATCTGTATCCAAAATTTCTTGCCACAATATTTATCTGTATCCTTTACTTCCCATAACGCATGGTCTGCAACATATATATGATTTGATTTTTTGGATTCTTTTATTTTATTTTGAATAAAATCATCCGTATGGTTGGCCGACGAAGCCAAATATAGTTTGCCGGGCCATTCCCCCGTGGAAATATCTTTAAACTGATTCTGAATTCTGTCTTTAATCGTTTGGTAAAGAACTGTGGCCTGGTCGTAATATTGTTCATCAAGAGCTTGGTGTGCCGAACCTTTAATAACTTGTAGAAAGTTTGCTTCGTCAATAAAGGCGGCATATACATTTTCCGAAATTGCGGCAGTATTAGTTGTTGCAATCGGCTTTACAATAATATTTCCAGGAAATACGGCATAATTTTTAGCCCTACCTTGTAATGGAAAATGTTTCTTAAAATATTCCGAATCAGCAATCATACCTTTAAATTCAGAAAAATTTCTTTTTGCTTTTGATTCTTTTAATGATTGCATGGTAAAAATGATTTCAGATCCGGGGGAAAGAGAATAATGTGTTTGCGGGTTATATAAACAACTCAACTTGTAAATATGATAAGAAAATGCGCAACATGTTAAATATGTTTTCCCCCATCTCACGGAACCACTCAGGCAGACTTCATAACAATGATTATGTGTTCCAAAAATATCTATAAGGATGTTCTTTATTTTTGGCCGAATTGTGCCTTCTAAGTTAAGATACTCGGAACTCAGCAGAAATTCCAGTACATCTACAGGCTGTTTCTTGTATCCTGTTTTTATAGAATTTTGTAACTGCCCCATTACAGTTAAAAAATCATCTTTTGGTATGGAATCGCCATAAATCTGCCGCAATTTCTGAACTTGTAGTAGCATAGCTTCTTTTAAAGTGTCGGGATGCCCTTTTTCTGCGCATAATGTCTCTATGTATTCTGATAATACGCTTGGATTCAGGAATTTTTTATTCAATTTAATCGCCCCCCTTCCTTCAATTTTTCTGCTTCATATTGTGATTTTAAAGTATCGTATGTGATGTCTGTAATTTCTTGAACTACTTTCAACCCCAAAACATGGGAATACATTGCCATAATCTGTTTAGTAGTGTAATTGGAATACATAGCAGCCACCATAGTATGACATAGTTTGCAAAAATTATCTGTTTTCATATCAGTTCTGCCACAAATTGTACATTTTTTATTCATTTTTTCTCCTAATCTTGGTTCTTTCGTAATGATATTCTGAATATAGTTTTTCCATTTTCTGTAACATTTCGTGTACATTGGAAATATGCATGTCCAATCTATGGCTTTGATATATATCCATGAAATCTTGGCCAAAATTCGCCATTAAAACCAACCTTTTTTTTGCTGTTGAAGTACATTCATCATTAAATTCCGCAATTTTAATGTTTGGGCTAATATCCGTACAAACAATATCATTCCCATGCAATTTAATTTTCATTAGTTTATCCCATTGTAGGTGTTTGAATTACAATTGCGAGGGCTTCTTTTTTATCGAAACCTGCATTTAATAAAGCTTCATATTTTTCATGTTTAAGTTCTGCGTTTTCCTTGATCAATCTTATGTAATTGGTTTTATTTTCAATTAAACTATTAAGTGCATTTGAAAATTCTGTTTTTTTCCAAAGATTTTCACCATCAGTGTCCATACATTTTCTCCTTATCTCGTTAGATCTATCATAGTGGAAACTAAAGAACAGCAAAGAACAAAATCTTCTTCAATTTCTTGGATATAAAATAAATAAACATATTCTCCGTTATTCAGCAAATACACTTTATTACTGCCGTATGAATATTTACAATAAAAGTTTTTCGGCAAATTTTTATTAAGATAATCAATAAATTTATCAGTTTTCAAAATATTCCCCTATTTTTTATGCGTGGTAAAATTCAACATCACTGCATTCATAATGAATTAGAAAAATCATGCTTTCTGCCTGCGCAATTATGCAATTTTCGTTGATTAAAATAGGTAGCCCGCAAATAGGACATACAGGTGCTTCTTCGATTAATCCGGTTATATCTATAACATTTGTTTCCATCGTCCCCCCTATAATCCACATTTAAGAATAAGATCGGTAATTGGTCCTCTCGATGTTCTGCCCTTTAACACTAAATGCCCATAATTTGGTTCCCCCTTACATAATTTTACTAACCAATTCAGTCCATTGTTGAATTCATTGATATGAGGGTTTATTACCTGTCTTGTATCCCCGATAACAAATAGTTTTGTGTTTTCCCCGCACCTGGTAGTAATTGTGCGCATAGTTTTCCTCGATAAATTTTGGCCTTCATCGAGAATCAAAATAGAATTTTCTATATTCATTCCTTGCACAAAATTTAAAGGCAAAAATTCTATTTTATTTGTATCAAATTTAGCAATATTTTCCCTATGAAATAATCTTGTAGCTGGCCTTAAATCATTTAGCTTATGTATAAGGTCAACAATTGGTCTTACTGCTGGCAAAAACTTTTCATCAATTTTTCCAGGGAGAAACCCGAGTTCTTTATCAACTTCGTATGTTGATTTTGTAATGAAAATCTTCTTAAATTTTTTATTCTGCAACACAAGCTGAAGTGCAGCGGCAAGAACTAAAATTGTTTTCCCATGCCCAGCTTGCCCTTGTAATGTCACAACATCTATGTTTGGGTTTAGCAAAAGCTCCAAGGCTAAGTTCTGATACATGTTTTTAGGCTTAATACCCCATACCTTATGTTCATAGTTAATTATTTTTTTGCCGTTAATTCCATTAAATACCGGCTTCCCTCCTTCCCAGGAAAACCCGTTAATAACCCCATCTTCAAATCCAGTATAACTTTCGCTATCGGATAAATAGGGGGAAGCTTGTATACATTCTTCACAGGCATACCCATACACTTTTTCGGATATAAAGCGCATTAATTTATCATTTGTTACCAAAACGCCATCTTTTAAGTTTTCCCGGATATTTGTTAAAATTTTTCCGTCAAATTCTTTAGTAAGCAACTTCAGACCTTTTTCATCCCAAGTCAGATTTATCCATTCCTTATTTTCGCTAATAAATTTTATAGCTTCCCTGACCTGTTCCCCTATCCGGTTACTGGTTTTAAGTTTATCAAGTTCAAGAATAACTTCTATTGGCAAATAAATTTCATTTTCGCCGTTTCTAAGGGTTTCAAGAGATTTAGGATTATCAATAAGTACATTAGTATCAACAGCAAAGTGTTTAGTCATATTTCTCTCTTATATTTAATAAAGGTTAACCACAAAATTTATAAAAGCCCCCGAATATATAGTTCGGGGGGAATTGATTATATTCCGTCTATTCTATTATTATTTAAATCATCTAATTCATTCTTACTTGGCAAATACCAATCAGTATAGCCACCATCTGTTTTATCATGACACCATTGAGCAGCAGGATGTGGTTGAGAATCAGAAATCAAATCTAAAGTGTTTTGATACCCATCTGTTTCTGAGTCTGCTCCACTTACTTTATAATTATAACCACCCCATTCAGCTTCTGTATCATCAACACTACAAATGTAAGCATAAGTACCATCATTGTGATAATAATAACCACCTTCAGTATAATCCCCAAGAGAGGCACTAGAAAAAGGAACAGGTGTTACAAGCTCAAGACAAGGTAACCAACCAAGACCATCATGTAAATATGAAGAAGAATATGTATTATAATACGCAACTCCATTACCACCACGTGAAACACATCTTGAAGATGACAATGTATCTGTTTCTTGACACCAACAGTAAGTTCCATAACCAACAAGATAATATACTTGTAAATCAGCGTCTGAATAATTATTCCAATTAGTTCCTACTTGAGGTCCACCATGTCGAAATGTTTCATTACCACCAGGCATGCCAACAGTTGGATCACTACAATTAGGAACATCTGTATGGACACGATATAATAGATCATTCCATTCAGAATTACATCCAAAATTATCAGAGCAAGTAATATCATGTGTTTGAATTAGATCAGATCTAGATCCTCGAAGCAATCTTACTTTATAAGCGTTACCTCCAATAATAATTATTCGAGATCCATATACTGCATTAACAGTGTTAATATTATCCCAACTAAGATTATACCTAAATGTTTTTTTAGCAATATATAGTATTTTATTAATATTATCAGGATTACAATCTGCGTCTGCACCAACAAAGAATTTTTCCCAGCCAGCATCATTATATTGACTTGTACCAGCAGTTAATCCAATTTGTGATGCGAGTGCGTCACCAGTAATTAATTCTGCTGCTGTTGTATGACCATAATAACCAGTTTTGGTTGTATCGTCATACGTTAATTTATTTGGTCCTGGAATATTGTCATTCTTTTCAATTATCATTAAAATTTCTCCTAATTTTTTTAAGTATTTTTACATTAACAATATTTAATTAATTCCAAAACACATATAACATTGGTCTTAATTCGTAAATTGTTTTTTTATCATTAAACAAATTAAGATATCTGCACAACATTTGTACTTCTTCAGGTATTAATGGTAAAATATTTTCTTCAGCTTCTTCAATCCCCAATTCGGCCAAAACATCATAAGCAAGACAAAGCCCATCACATTCTACATCATCATAAAAAATAGCACATTCCCCCGCACAAGTTTTATCCATAAATTCATGTAAAACTTTGGCCAAATATTCGATCCTATCTTCATCTGGTCTTTGATCCCTCATTATAATTTCCTTTTAAATATTATTATAGATATGTATAGCTTCTTCTATTGTCGGTACGGCGCATATGGTGCTTTTCCCTTGGCTAACTTCATACCAAACTCTTTTTTTGGCCGGAATAACCTTCATATCCAATTTCTTACCTTTATTAGAAGCAAGCCTAACATCAATTACATCATCAAAATCTTCGATACATACTGTGTGCATAATCATCCTCCTTTTATTTTTAAGTTTCGAATAAACTATACCATAAACAAAATAGACTGTCAAGGGAAAATACTTCCCCATTGATCTGCCATAGCTCCCGCAATACCTTCGTAAGTTTTAGATCTTTCTTTCGCCTTGGTTTCGGAAGGGGCCATTTTCCATATCCTTTTTTCTCTACCTTCCACAATATTTGTTGGCTTTAATTTTGGTAGCTTATTAAGCCAAAGACAAGTCTTTTTAGTTTCGCCGTGGCCGAATTGCCAGGGCTGAATAATCTGGTCGGGCTTCCTGTATATAGTAGACATAATCCCCACGGGATTTTCAATTGCCCACATACAATCAAGTTTAGTAAACTCCATAAAAAATTCTATAGATTTTTGTTGCCTCCCATCTGCCCGTTTTCC